AAAGATGGAAAACATGTATTTTTATCTGATTATTTTTCTCCTTTCATGGTTGAAGCCCGTGATCCAAGACAACTCCAAGACCCAGTAGTTCAAATCAAACGCACCGACTTCCGATTCCCCGTTATTGACCCAAAACGAGATTGGTCGCGCCAGCTGAACAAACTCTGCGCTAACAAAGATTACTTGAAAGCTATCGCAAATTTTGCCAAAAGTCAAATAGTCACAGGTCGTTGTCCGTTGATACTTGGTGAACGTGTACAGATGCTAAAAGATTTACAGGAACTGATTCCTGAAAGTGTATGTTTAATAGGAGAATCTGATGAATCAACTAGAAGTGATGTTCTTCAAAATGTTGGAGGTAAATACAAATGTGTCCTATCAACCAAACTTTTTGACGAAGGTATTTCGTGCCATAGGCTTGATACTTTGTATCTTACTTGTCCTAGTAATAATCCCATAAAATTGGAACAGAGAGTAGGAAGAATTATACGTGAACATCCAGAGAAACAAATACCTATGATTGTAGATTTTTGGCTGTCTGGAGGAATAGTGGCGCGTCAACAAACAAAAAGACTTGAATGGTATAAACAGCGTGGATATTATATACTTTAATTGGTATGAATTACTATCAAAGGCAAGAAAAGATCAGACAGCAATATTAATCTTGGCATTTGCGCAAACTAAGTTGTATAATGCAAGAACAACTAAAGGATTGATGGGGGCATTAAAGATAAATCATATACCAATGCACTTATTCACTACAGGTCTTTTAGAACAGAAAAAAGAAAAACTTGTTTGTAACTATCAAACAGAAGAGCCTATGAGTTATTTTAAGAACCCATGGTTTTTAACACAAAATGTTTCTGTAATACAAAAGACAGAATACTTACAACTCCTCTCTATGAGAAGAGTAAGTGAAGACCAAGACTACATCGCTAAAAATTATATTAGAAAAGATATTAATAACCCTTTCGTAAATATAAAAGGCGATAAAATATATTTTACACAAGAGTCCTCGGTTTCGAGGAAATCCTACACTTAAGTTCTAACGAACAATCAAGGAGAAACTACTATGGTCGCATGGGATAAAGCTAAAGGAAAGCAAACCTCAAGCAACGAACGTCGTGAAATTCAACGACTCACACTCGGTATCGGAGATACCAAAGTACGTCTTTTAGGGGACGTGATGCCTCGCTACTGCTATTGGGTAGTCACTAAAGAAGGTAAAAAAATGCCAGTAGAATGTCTACAGTTCAGTCGTGAAACTGAATCTTTTGACAACTCTGCTCAAGATCCTTTCAAAGAGATCGATGACGCTATTTATGCGGATAAGCCACAATTTTCATATGTATGTAATGTAATTGATCGCGCTGATGGACAGATTAAATTGTTCGATCTGCGTTCAACTATTTATTCTCAGATTGTAGACTATGCTACTAATCCTGATTATGGAAATCCAGCAGATAGTGAAGGTGGTTATGATATTACCATTAAAAAAGAAAAAACAGGACCTCTTCCACAAAATGTGAAATACTCCTGCCTGCCTGCTCGTAATAATTCTGCTCTTACAGACGCAGAAAAAGCTCTTGAGCTTTATGAATTATCAAAAATTTATAAACGCCAAACTTATGATGAGCAAAAAGAGTGGTTATTAAATAATACCGCATATTTCGCAGGTGATGTATCTGACGAATTCAAGCCAGCTGAAGATGTGGATGACCTAGCTTAATGAAAAAATCATTATTAGATATGAAGCCTAAAGAGGTTGCAACTTCTGAAGAAGAAGGGCAACCTACTGAGAAAAGTTTTGGTGCTTTCAAACAAGTTGACGGTAATCAAGCAACCATTGATTTAGCACAGCTAAGACAGCACAATGTTTTCTTTGCTACTCCTTGCTACGGAGGTATGCTCACTGATCAATTTTTCTTATCAATGTTTCGAGTAAGCCAAGCGTTTATGCAGCACGGAATTAATTTTAGAATCACTTCTCTTCGTAATGAATCTTTGATTACTCGTGCTAGAAATATTCTAACAGCTATGTTTCTTGAATCGGACTGTACTCATTTGATGTTTATTGATTCAGATATTGAGTTTGACGTAGAGTCAGTACTTCGTGCTCTAGCGTATGATAAGCCTATTATGGCAGCAGCATACCCTAAAAAAGCTTTACCAATCCAATATGCAATCAACTTTAAGTTTGTTAATCAAGAAAATCGTCAGATCAGAGTGGAGAATGGTGCAGTAGAAGTTTTAGATGCTTCGACTGGTTTCTTTTTGGTAAAAAGAGAAACTGTAGAAAAGATGTGTCAAGCGTATCCAGAACTTCATTATCGTAATGATTCTAATATTGACGAGAGATTTAACAAATATTGTTATGCACTGTTTGATACTTGGTTAGATCCTGATGACAATCGTTATCTTTCTGAAGATTACACTTTCTGTCGTAGATGGCAAAAAATTGGTGGAGAGATTTGGCTAGATCCAAATACGAAACTGAATCATGTTGGAAGTTATACTTTTGAAGGTGATGTCGGAAAGATTATCAATAGACAAGAGTAAAATTAGGACGTAGTTCTGACGTGGCTAAGGCTATGCGGAACTACGTTCCTTGCTGCGGCACTACGTGCCGACGCTAACACACATAGGCAAGTCGTGTTCAACAGCTTTTCACCTGCCGGTGTAGCGCTGTTCACAAGCTAGTAAACATAAATTAGCATACTTTTTGGCATAGGGCAAATTATAAAATGGCAGATCAAATTGAGATAGAAAGATTTATACACGAAGGACATGAAAGTTACGTTGTTAAACCAGAAAATATTGATACATATTGGGATAATGATTATGACTTAGATGACCAAGCTGGGTGGGAAGATAGATATAAGCATGAGGCTAACGTATTATTCAGTGTTTTTGATGAGCATAGAGATATAAAAAATATCATTGAAATAGGGTCAGGACCGGGCAAACTTGGAGATTTAATTTTAGGTGCAAGAGAAGATATAATATATGACAGAGTTGATGGGTCGAGCGCTAAAAGAGCCTATGAGCGTAGAAAATACCAAGGCAAACATTTTTATGTTCAAGACTTGTTTGACTCTTTTGATTGTTCAGAGATTGATAAAAAATATGATTTAGTTGTGATGAATGATTTTCTAGAACATATAAGAAACCCTAGTCTGATTATCCAAAGATGTAGAGAAAATTTATTACATTCAGAAGGGTTTGCGTTTGTATCAGTCCCAAATTGGAGAATGAAACATCACTTTTTCTATCCAGGGCTGTTTGATTTTGATAACTTTCTAAAATTCATGATTTTTGAAGGTTTTCATCTAATCGCACAATATCCAAGCTGGTCAAAAGAGGTACATATAAGAACACCTAGACTAACTAACATTGAAACAATCTTAAAACCAGAATCACAGTTTGACTGGAATTGGTATTTATTATTTAAGAAAGCAACAAAATGACACGAGTTATTTGCTCCGCAGATTGGCATATTAATCTGCACAAGAAAAAAGTACCTTACGACTGGCAAGTTGGTAGATTCAAGGCAATGTTTCGTAAATTAATAGCACTAGAACAAAGCTGTGATGTACATATTATAGCTGGTGACGTATTTGATAAGAAGCCAGAACCAGATGAAATCTGTTTGTTTTTGAGCTATATCAATTCCGTCACAATACCCACCTACATCATTCCAGGAAATCACGAAGCCACTAGAAAAGGAGAATCTTTCTTTGAATATTTTAATGAAGATAATGCCATCAAAAATGAGAACGTCCATTTATTTACTAGAAACGGACGTGCGACTGTGGGTAAAACGTCATTTCAATTCTATCCGTATGGCGAAATGCAGCTCGACAATCTACCAACATATGTCAACGACGATATATTGGTTACGCATATTCGTGGAGAAGTGCCTCCGCATATTACGCCGGAATATGATTTCTCCCGTCTCTCTCCTTGGGGCTTATGTCTACTTGGCGATCTACACTTTAATCATCGTTATAATGACACTAACTGTTACTATCCTGGT